TCAGAAAGCAGTACAACAATCTACATTTAAAAAATTACCATCAAGCCTAAACGGTATGAAGTCACAGGTTGGTGGTGGAACAGGTAATAGACCGGACGTTCCTACACCTCCTACAAATTTCTTTGGGGGTCCAACTAAGACAGCCACTTCAGTAAAGAGTGGAGGCGTTAAAGTTGATGTGTCGAAATCTAAAAAAGATGGGACTGTTACAAAAACCAAGAGCGTTAAAGCTAACGGTACTGAAGTTAAAAGAATAAGAAAAAGAAAGACTGCCGCTAAAGCAGCTTCTGATGCTATGAACACAGCTTCAAGTTTAACTTCTCAAGCTTTAGATAACAACACAGCCAATCAATCAAAAAGACAGAAACGAAACGTAGCAAAAAAGAATACTGTAACAACAAAAAGAAGCTTGAATCAAGAGAAGTATGCTAAAAAACAGGAACAACTAAAAGCGAAAATTGAGAAGAAGAAATTAAAGCAACAGCTAAAAAATTCGTAAGTAATGGGAAGAGCTTTAGTATGGTTGGGAAATAAAATCATCGCAATGGGATTGTGGTGCAAGAGAACTTGGAACAAGTTCCTTAGTAAGTTAATGTTTAAAAATATATAATATGGCACGAGATTTAGCAAACCCTTTAGCACCTACATATGGCAGTAATAAGCCTAAGAAAGTTAAAAAATTAAAAGAGGTAAAGGTTAATCCTGTCGGTAGGTATACTGACAAAAAACAATCAATGTCTAAGGCTAAAAAGCAGGCTAAGAACTTTTCAAAAAATGAAAATACGGGATATGCTGCTAAGGTTACACCTAAGAAGGTAAAGACAATCACATATAAGGACGGTAAGAAAGTTAAAACTACTGTAGCGAAAGACGGTAAGCTTGTGAGGGAAAAAGGTAAAGAGGTTCGTTTGGAAAAGAGAAAAGCAGCAAGAGAAAAGCAGCAAGAGAAAAGAGAGATTAGAAAAACTAAAAGAAAAAACTAATGGCATATAGAATATCAAAACCGTTAGCGGCTACTCAGTTTGACGATGACAAGCCTAAGAAAGGTAGAAAAAAGACAAGTTACTATGATTCTTCAAGTGGCACTACTCAAAATATTGTCACAAAAAGAAGTGGAGCTCAGAAAATTACAACTACAAATAAATCCGGTACTAAGAAGACTGTAGAAAAGGTAAGTAGAAAAGGTAGAGTAAAATCAAAAACCGAAGAGATTGACCTTGCAAAAGGGAAAGCTACCACGACAAAGAAGAAGGGTGGTAAAGTTGTAAGTAAGAAAACTTATAAAGACCTTACACCAAAACAGGCAATGATGGTTGAAACGGGGCGTGATAGCTTAAAAGCTAAAGCTGCAAGAAATGTTAAAAAAGCAGATAGAGCCGTATCTAAATCCGATGTGAACAAAGCATTAAATAAAGAAAGAAGAAAGCAAGAAAGAGAGGACAGACGCTACAATCCAAATAAAGAAAGAAGAAAGCAAAACCGGAGAAACAAAAAAAACGACAGAGGAAGATTAAAATCCTTTAAGGAAATACGTACTGATATTAAAGATGCTTGCAAAGGTAAAAAGAAAGGTACTAAAAAATGTGCTTCAATGTCAAAAAGATTTAAGTAATGGCAAACAAACAAAAGAGTCGAGGTATCGGTGATAGCATCGAGAAGTTTACGAAGGCTACAGGAATAAAAGCTGTGGTTGATAAGGTTGCTAAGGCTACAGGAAAAGACTGTGGCTGTGGCGAACGTAGAGACTCTTTGAATCGAAGGTTCCCATTTAAAAAATAATCCTATGCAGATATCCATATCAAATGCTATAGGTGGTGGCGGAGGTACACAGGGTGGCGGTACACCAACACCGCCTCCATTCAGCAATGTAAATTCATTCTTATTCGATGGAGTTGATGAAAAAATGTTTTCAACTGCAAATTATACAGAAATAAATGGAACGCAAAATTTTAGTGTTTCTTTTTGGTTGAAACCAATAGATAGCAATGACGGTTTAGTTTTTAGATTTGGAACACAAGGTAGTACTAATAGGCTTGCGTGTATTTATTATCCTAGTTTAGAAATAGTAATTATTTCTTTTGGTACATCAAGTTACTATTATAGAAGTGTGAACGGAAGCATACCTTTAAATCAATGGTCACATATTGTATATACTTATAACGGTACACAATCAAGATATAATAGACCTGAGATTTATGTAAATGGTGTTTTATCGCAAGGTACAAATAACGGTGTTATAAACTCCCAATCCTATTTTGACGGTACTTTAGAATTAGGTGGTACAGGAACAAGTGGTCAACAAAATTTTGGTAATAATTATATAGATGAATTTGCAGTATGGAATAGTACAACATTAACACAAACACAAGCAAATGAATTATATAATAGTGGTACTCCTTCAGACCTTAACAATATTGCAAGTGGTTTAGCGCAACCAACAACGTGGTTCAGAATGGGCGAAGAAGCAACGTGGAACGGTAAGACTTGGACTATGACAGATGTCAACGGAGTCTATACCAATAGGTCTGTATCTATGGTTGAAGCCAATAGAACAACAAACGTACCAACACCGCCACCATTCAGTAATACAAAGTCTATACTATTAGACGGTGTTGACGATTTTGTAACTATGGGAAATGTATATGACCAAGCCAATGATGGAAGCGGAACATTTTCTACAAGTTTATGGATTAAAACATCTCTTTCTTCGCTTGGCTACCTCGTTTCAAAGCAAACAGGATTCACAGATGGTTATGGTGTTTTTATGTTGCCTGCAGGCGCTATTGCTTTTTATTTGGGGACTTCGTCGGGAAGTGCAAGAATTTACAAATATACGCAAAACACATTCAACAACGGTGCATGGTATAATATTGTAGTGACATACGATGGCTCACAAGATGTTAGCGGTGTTAATATATATGTAAACGGTTCATTACAAACGTGTACAACGGTAACAAATAATACACCATCAAATGTTTCCAATGTTGGTGATTTTACTTTAGGAAGAAGAAATGGCGATACTTATCCTTTTGACGGTTTAATTGATGAGGTTGGTTTTTGGAATGGTACAGAATTAACAAGCGTTCAAGCAAATGCTATATACAATTTGGGTACGCCTACAAGTTTAAGCACATATAACCCAAGCTCTTATTGGAGATGCGGAGACGGTGATACTGCGCCAACATTGACAGATAACGGAAGCGGAGGCAACGATGGAACAATGACCAACTTCAGTACATTCTCTACTGACGTACCAACAATACCATTTTCAACAAAGAGCATACTATTAGACGGTGTTGATGACTATGTAGATTGTGGTTTAGGATTAGGCAATTCACAAGGCACAATTACTAACTTTAGTGTTTCAATGTGGATTAAACCAAGCGTAACAAGTGGAAATGATTTATTTTTTAACATAGGTAATTTTTCAAATAGTTTTGGTGAAATAGCGTTTCAATTATTGTCAAATAATTTATTTATAAAAATAGACAATTCGGCATATAGAGTTTGGGCGCCATATACAAATACATCGGCTTGGGAACATTTAGCATTTGTTTATGATGGAAGTAATAGTGCAAATACAAAAATGTATATTAATGGAGTATTGCAATCTCCAAGTACAGGCGGAGTGTACCCAAGTAGTTTAAATTTAAGCGGTCTTAAAACAATAATAGGTGCAGGATATTCAGTTAGTTACCCATATTCAGGGTTACAAGATGAGGTAAGTTATTTCAACACAACTTTATCACAAAGCGACATTACAAGCATATATAATGACGGTGTACCAAATGACATCTCTTCATTAAGCCCACTTTCTTGGTGGCGTTGTGGTGATGGAGATACAGCGCCTACATTGACAGATAATGGTTCAGCAAGTAATGATGGAACTATGACAAACTTTACAACTTTTAGCACAGATGTGCCAACATAAAAACAAATAAAAAACAAAACTATGTCACATTTACCAAACGTATACGCAATAATATCTACAACGGATATAGACAACGTAGACTTTACACAAGTACCCGAAGAAAACAACGAATCTTTAAGATATTCTTTAGACGGAACAGAGTTTGTAATAAAGTGGTTTGACGAACACGAACCAACTTTTATAACAGACGGTACCGTTGTGCCTTTACAAACTTTAACGCACGAAGAAGCTTTAGTGCTTATGGCTACTGCTGAATGGTCAGAGCCTATACCTGTCGAAGAGTAGTAGGTGTTTATACATATAAAAAAATAATGCTATCTTTGTAGGTATACAAAAAGATAGAAATGGCTTATCAAAAATTACAGGCTTCAACAGCTTTAGAAGTAGTACCAAGTGATACTGTAAACATTCCAAACCCTGCGATGCTTGCAATAAACAGCACCGCTACAGGAGCAGCAGCACTTAAGCTTATAGATGCAAACGGAGACTTTATAAACAAAAGAGTTAAGATTGGAGATATTATATACTCTACAGTAGCCGGAATTGCAAGTAAGGTTACAGGCGTAGATAGCTCTACTCAGCTTAGCGTAACAGTAGCGATACCAAACGCAAGACCATATCAGCTATATGCCACAGCAGACACACCTAATAATGGTTGTGTATTGTATGTTGGAGCAGCGGGAAACATTAAAGTAACAACCGCAGGAGGTAGTGTTGTCACATTTAACGGTGTTCTTGCAGGAAGCTTTATACCGGTGCAGGTATTAAAAGTTTGGGCAACAGGAAGCCCTACGAACATTGTTGCATTGTGGTAAAATTCTATTCTACCATATCAGTAGATGTTAAAATAAATTATGAAATAGTTAGCGATGGAGACGATTAGTGAGGATACAAAAATAAAACTTTCACCAAGAAACTTTATTTTTATTGCAGGGTTGATAGGAACTTTTGTAAGTATGTACTTCTCTCTCCAATCTCAGATTGAAGACGCTAAACAACTACCCGCTCAAGACCAAGAGGTGAAAGAAGCGGTAATAAAAACCTCAAATGAGCTTACGTTCATAAAGGAGGAAATCACAGACATTAAGGGACAACTTCAAATAATGGAAGAGCGTCTCTATGAACTCCAATAGATTATGGCAAAGGTATGTAGATGCTGTCACCAAGAAATCAAGAGTGATTCAAAGTACATTTGGATTCTTGATAATGGTCACGGTGGAATTATTGATGGTGTCTATCAGACACCCGGAAAGCGTAGTCCTATTTGGTCAGATGGTACTCAGCTCTTTGAAGGTGAGTTCAATCGTGCTATTGTAGACAGGATTGCTAAGTATTGCGATAAGAACAACATCGAGTACATAAACTTGGTTAATACCAATGAGGATGTTCCTCTATCCACAAGGGTTAAGATGGCTAACGAAATATATCGTGAGTCAGAGAAGCCCTGTATATATGTGAGCGTACACGCAAATGGATTCAGTGATGAGTCAGCAAATGGTTGGGAGGTGTATACATCTCCGGGAGAGACTCAGTCAGACCATATAGCAACAGTATTGTACGAACAAGTTGAGAAAGAGTTTCCTAACTACAAGATGCGTAAGGACACAAGAGATGGCGATGTAGACAAGGAGTCAAACTTCTATGTGCTTATACACACAGCAATGCCTGCTATACTATCTGAGAACTTCTTTATGACAAATGAGAAAGAGTGTAAGACGCTTCTACTTAGTGAGGAGGGAAGAGACCGTATAGCAAAGGCTCACATTGAAATGATAAATAAAATCGAGAACGAATGAAAGAAATATTAACAAGACTATTTGGAAAGGGTTCGGGAATTGTTGAGCAGGTCGGAGGAGTTGTTGACAAGTTTGTTAGAACCAAAGAAGAGAAGGCTCAGTTTGAGAAGGAGATGGCAGAGATACTCATCAATGCTGAGGCTGATATGCAGAAGAACGTCACCGAGAGATGGAGGGCAGATATGACTTCAGACTCTTGGCTGTCAAAGAATGTTAGACCATTGGTATTGATGTTCTTAATTTTCTGTACGATGTTACTTATTTTTATTGATGCAGGACAGCTTGATTTTAAAGTTGAGGATAATTGGGTTAGTTTGCTTGAGATACTTTTACTCACAGTTATAGCGGCTTATTTTGGTGGAAGAACTATTGAGAAGACAAGAAAGAAATAATTCCTATCTTTGTAGGAAATAAAATTTAATACAATGAAACTTGATGAAAAAGAATTAGAGACTATCCGTGAGATGCAGGGAGAGTTTCAGAAGGCAAAACTTGCCTTAGCAGATTTAGAGCTTAACAAGCACCAACTTCTAAAGACTATAGATGTCTTGAAGCAGGACTTCGGTAAGCAAGAGCAGAAGCTTATAGATAAATATGGAGCCGACTCCGTTATAAATGTTCAGACAGGAGAGGTTACTGAAAACAAAAAATAAAAATGGCAAGAATAAGTACATACACAAATGCAAGTCCGGTAACACTATCGGATAAATTTATTGGAACTGAGGTTGCAGGAACACCTGTAAATGTTACTAAGAACTTTTTAATTAGTGACCTTCTCGCATTGTTCCAATCGAATATTACTTTGCAGAATGTACTTGATGCAGGTAACACAGCTACACAGAGTATAATACTAACAGGAGATATTACTCAGACAGGCAACTTCAGTATAACAGGAGGAGCGTTAAGCTTGGGAGGTACAGTAAGAGACTTCAATGGCGCTCTTGGTAACAATGGTGAGACGCTTGTTTGTAATGCAAGCGGTCAGCTTGTTTTTGGTTCGGGACTTACTAATCAAAACCTAAGTCAAGTTTTGGCTATAGGTAACACTGCAACGAATGACATAAACCTCACAGGAAATTTAAACCTTACGGGCAACATCGTGGAAACGGGGGATATAACGCTTATAGGTAGTATCACTCAGACAGGAGACCAAGATATCACAGGAGATGTCACGCAAACAGGAGGTGACTACACTTTAACAGGTAACATCACGCAAACGGGAAACATAAATCTTACAGGTAACTATCAACAAGTAGGAACTATGCGTCTTACAGGCGATATGATTCACACAGGTGCATATAGCTATAGCGGTGGTCAGTTTTTGATGGGTGCTACAGGAACAATGGTTCTTGGCGGAGCGTTAACTTGTAACAGTTCAATTAGCTTAACAGGTACAGTAAAAGATTATAACGATACATTGGGTGGAGATGGTCAGATTCTTGTTTCAGATGCAAGTGGTCAAGTTACTTGGCAGGACAGTGTACCTACAACGGTACGCTCAAGTGCGTTGACTACCACCAACATTATTCTTGCTGACAAGAATGGTGTTGTTATTACAACTGCAGCAACAGCTACTGATGTAAGAATACCTACTAACGCAGGAGCAGCATTCCCTATAGGGACTAAGATAACCATCATTCAAGAGGGGGCGGGTACTGTTACCGTAGTAGGGACATCGGGTGTTACACTTCAGTCATCTCAAGGACACGATAGCTTGTCTCATCAGTATTCAGTAGCCACTGTTGTAAAGACAGCTACAGACACTTGGTACTTGTACGGAGAGATAAAAGCATAAATTTAATTAAATGGATATTAGAAAAGTATCAATAGGAACAGATTTTAAATCAGCAATGCACTACATAGTAGGGCAGGAGGTTTTAGGAGGCAACTATGTGATACACCTAATAAAGTTCAACTCAACAAATTCTTCTTACAAACTTTATATTGAAGAATCGAAAGGAGATATGGTTGTACTTTGGAAGGAATTTAATTCTAATCTTCCTATAACAGTAGAATACAATATAAACTTTTGAAATCACCAACTCAGTTCATAGTCAAACCATTAAAGGGAAAACGATATAACAACACTAAGGATATAGGGGGTGTTGATTTAATTATAAGCACATCAGAGGAGGACCATAAGTTTTCAAACAGGTATGCAGAAGTATTGGAAACACCTTTAGATTATAATGGAGAAATAAAAAGAGGAGATACACTCTTGGTGCATCATAATGTTTTTAAGTTCTACAATGATATGAAGGGTCGTAGACAAAGCGGCAAGAGTTTCTTAAAAGACGATATGTTTCTTGTGGACCCGGACCAATTTTATATGTACAAAAATGAAAATGGTTGGAACTCATATGAAAGATACTGCTTTGTAAAGCCTGTTTCTGTAGAAGAGTCTTACATATTTAAACCTTTTAGTGAAGAGCCATTGGTAGGAGAAATGAAATACCCTAATGATTACTTGTTAGAAAAAGGAGTTAAGGCAGGAGATAGAATTAGTTTTAAGCCCGACAGTGAATATGAGTTTACTGTGGATGGTGAAAAGCTTTACAGGATGTATGACCATCAAATAACAATGCTTGTATGACACCTACAGAACTAAAAGAAAATATTATTAAGGCAGGAAATATAGCTGTTCAGCAGCTTATAAAGGTTGCCAAAGAAGAAATTATCAGACACGACCCCGAAGACGAGCTTGCAGCGGACAGATTAAAGAATGCTGCAGCAACAAAGAAGCTTGCTATTTTTGATGCCTTTGAGATTCTAAATAGAATAGAGGCAGAGAAAGAGGCTTTAGAGCTGAGTAAGACAGGAGTTCAAAATAATTCAAAACAGGGTTTTGCAGAAAGACACGCAGGATAATCTATACAGGGTCTTAGAGGATTACATCCCAAAGACTGTAATGACCAACAAAAACAAGAGTGGTAGTTGGAAGTATGGTTATGACTCAAAGTACGATGTGATTATAATATCTAAGACGGGTCAGATAGGAGAGGTTGTGAGTATACAAGGTCTACCTATTGCTCTTCCAAAAGCACCCAAGGAGTGTCCTCAACGACACTCAAAAAAATCAGAACAATATTGGGAACGGTTTGATATACCAAAAGAACTAAGTAAGATTCAATCTATATTTCAGTGGAACGAACAGCACGCAGTATTTAAAAACAGGTGGGTTGATTATATAGAAGACGAGTTCAACAGAAGAGAAGAAGGTTATTGGTTTATGAACAATGGGAAGAAAACCTATATAACAGGTGGACACTATATGTATCTTCAATGGACAAAAATTGACATTGGATATCCGGATTACAGAGAAGCCAATAGAATACTTTACCTTTTTTGGGAAGCCTGTAAAGCAGATAGTAGAAGCTTTGGTATGGATTATCTTAAGATAAGACGTTCGGGATTTTCTTATATGGGCTCAGAGGAGTGTGCAAACATAGGAACTATATCTAAGGATTCAAGGATAGGAATATTATCCAAGACAGGGGCAGATGCAAAGAAGATGTTCACAGATAAGGTTGTCCCTGTGGTAAACAACTATCCTTTCTTCTTCAAGCCCATACAGGATGGTATGGATAAACCAAAAACAGAATTAGCATTTAGAATACCTGCTTCTAAGATTACAAAGAAAAATATGTACGATGTATCTGAAGATGAGATGCAGGGACTTGACACAACAATAGATTGGAAGAACACAGACGACAACAGCTATGACGGTGAAAAATTATTATTGCTGATACACGACGAGAGTGGAAAGTGGATTAAACCAAACAACATTCTAAATAATTGGCGAGTAACTAAAACCTGTTTGCGTTTAGGTAGCAAAATTATAGGCAAGTGTATGATGGGTTCTACATCAAATGCTTTAGCAAAAGGGGGTGGAAACTTTAAAAAACTTTACGAAGACTCAAGGCTCACAACACGAAATGCTAACGGTCAGACGAAGAGTGGTATGTATTCTTTATTTATTCCGATGGAATGGAATATGGAAGGATTCATTGACAGATACGGTATGCCTGTATTTCGAAAACCTCCTGTTGAGGTCTTAGGCGTTGATAATGAAATGATTTCAAATGGAGCCATAGATTATTGGGAAGCAGAGGTGGAGTCATTAAAGAATGACCCCGATGCGCTCAATGAATTTTACCGTCAGTTTCCAAGAACAGAGTCTCACGCATTCAGAGATGAGAGTAAAGAGTCTTTGTTTAACCTCACAAAAATATATCAGCAGATAGACTACAATGACTCAATGATAAAAGAACACCACATAACAAGAGGTTCTTTTCATTGGAGAGACGGTATAAAGGATACCGATGTGATATTCACACCCGATAGTAGAGGCAGGTTTAAAGTTTCTTGGACACCAAGGAAAGGTTTGAACAATAGAGTGTCTGTAAAGAACGGAATTAAGTATCCGGGGAATGAACATATGGGGGCATTTGGTTGTGACTCCTATGACATATCCGGAGTAGTAGGCGGTGGAGGTTCTAATGGTGCACTTCACGGATTAACCAAGTTTAGTATGGAGGATGCTCCTTCTAATGAGTTCTTTCTTGAGTATGTAGCAAGACCTCAGACAGCCGAGATTTTTTATGAAGAGGTTTTAATGGCGTGTGTTTTTTACGGTATGCCTATACTTATAGAGAACAACAAACCAAGACTGTTATACCATTTTAAGAATAGAGGATACAGGGGGTTTTGTATGAACAGACCCGACAAGACATATACAAAGCTGTCTAAGACAGAAAGAGAGCTTGGCGGTATACCTAACACAAGTGAGGATGTAAAGCAGGCGCACGCATCAGCTATTGAATCATACATAGAAAAGTATGTGGGTATGGATATGGACGGAACTTTTAGAGATGACGATACTATGGGTACAATGCCATTCGTTAGAACGCTTGAAGATTGGGCTAAGTTTGATATAAACAATAGAACCAAGTATGATGCCTCTATTAGTTCGGGACTTGCAATAATGGCGTGTCAGAAACATCTGTACACCCCGCAGAAAAAAGAGTCAAAAATAAAAGTTAACTTTGCAAGGTATAGTAACACAGGAACATTAAGTGAAATAATCAGATGAAAGACGTAAAAATAAATATTTCATCTGCAGGTTTCCCAAGTCAATTCGTATCGGATGCTGAGAAAGCTACCGACGAATTTGGATTACAGATTGGACAGGCTATTCAATATGAATGGTTTAAAAAAGACGGGCAACAATGCAGATTCTACAGTCAATGGAGAGACTTTAATAAGCTAAGATTGTATGCGCGAGGTGAACAGTCTGTTGCTAAATACAAGAACGAACTTGCTATTGATGGTGACCTTTCTTATCTCAACTTAGATTGGACACCCGTCCCTGTTATACCTAAATTTGTTGACATCGTTGTTAATGGAATGTCTGACAGATTGTTTAAGGTTAAGGCTTACGCTCAAGACGCATTGTCTCAAGCAAAGAGAAGTAAATATCAAGATATGGTTGAGGGTCAGATGGTGGCAAAAGATACCCTTAATATTATTAAAGAAAAAACAGGAGCGAATCCTTTTATTATAGACCCCGAAGAACTTCCTAATACAGACGAAGAGATGTCCCTGTATATGCAGCTTAAATACAAGCCTGCTATTGAAATAGCAGAAGAGGAGGCTATAAATACTATACTTGAAGAGAATCATTACCAAGACCTTAGAAAGAGATGCGACTATGACTTAGCTACGTTGGGTGTTAGTATGGCTAAGCATAACTTCTTGAAAGGTTCGGGTGTTGAGGTAGAGTATGTTGACCCTGCGAACGTGGTATATAGCTACACCGAAGACCCACACTTTAAAGATTGTTTTTATTGGGGAGAGATTAAGACACTACCTATCGTAGAGCTGTTAAAGATAGACCCTTCATTGACAAGAGAAGATTTAGAGGAGATAGCTAAGTACAGTCAGAGTTGGTACAACTATTACAATGTTGCTCAGTATTATGAGAACGATATTTTTTATAGGGATACCGTAACCGTTATGTACTTCAATTATAAGACCACAAAGAAAATGGTCTATAAGAAAAAGATTCTTGAAACAGGAGGAAGTAAAGTTGTGGAGAAAGACGACCAATTCAATCCACCTAAAGAGATGATGGAGGAAGGTCGATTCGAAAAGATTGAAAAGACTATTGATGTATGGTATGACGGTGTTATGGTTATGGGAACCAACATCCTGCTCAAGTGGGAGCTTGCTCAGAATATGGTTCGTCCAAAGTCATCAAGTCAACACGCACTACCAAACTATGTTGCGGTTGCGCCAAGAATGTACAAGGGTGTTATTGAATCATTAGTAAGAAGGATGATTCCATTTGCTGATTTGATTCAGATAACACACCTCAAGCTTCAGCAGGTAATATCAAGGGTTGTACCCGACGGTGTATACATAGATGCTGATGGATTAAACGAGGTTGACTTAGGAACAGGGCAGGCTTACAATCCCGAAGATGCGTTGCGTATGTATTTTCAAACGGGTAGTGTTATCGGAAGGAGCTATACTCAAGACGGAGATTATAACCAAGGCAAGGTTCCGATTAAGGAGCTTCAGTCATCATCGGGCGCGAGCAAAACTCAGATGCTTTTAACAAACTATAATCATTATCTAAATATGATTAGAACTGTAACAGGGCTTAACGAGGCTCGTGACGCATCTACTCCGGACCCTAATTCTTTAGTTGGTCTGCAGAAGCTTGCAGCGTTAAACTCTAACACAGCAACACGACACATACTCGATGGTAGTCTTTATATATTCAGAAGCCTATCAGAAGCTCTTACGTACAGAGTAGCAGACATATTAGAGTATTCAGACTTCAAAGATGATTTTGTAAACAAAATAGGAAAGTATAACGTAAGTATACTTAATGAAATCTCAGACCTTTACATATATGATTTTGGTATTTTTATAGAGGTCAGTCCCGATGAAGAGCAACAAGCTCAGCTTGAGCAAAACATTCAGATGGCTCTACAGAAACAGGATATAAATCTTGAGGATGCCATTGATATTAGAGAGCTTAAGAATATAAAGCTTGCGAATCAGTTGCTTAAAGTAAAGAGAGTTCAGAAGGAGGATAAAGAATTAAAGAAACAAAAAGAGCTACAGCAGAGTCAAGCTCAGCTTAATATGCAATCTCAACAGATGGCGGCAGAAACTGCTATGCAAAAACAGCAGGCTGAGATACAGGGCAAGATGCAGCTTAAACAAGCTGAGGTGGCATTTGAGATTGAGAAGCTTAAAAATGAAGCACAGCTTAAAAGAGAGCTTATGCAGACTGAGTTTGATTTCAATATGCAGCTCAGAGATATTAGTGAGAATGCTTTACAGAGTAGAGAGACTCAGAGAGAGACAGCTAAATCAGAGCGTATTAGTCAGCAGAACACTGAGCAATCTAAGCTTATAGACCAAAGAAAGAACAACCTACCTCCACAGAAATTTGAGTCTAACGAGGATAGCCTTGATGGATTTGATATGGCTGAGTTCGAGCCGAGATAGTTAAATAAAATGTAACAAAATTTATTATTAACTTTGTAAAAATATAATTAAATGGAATTTAAAGTAAAAGAAGTTTCCGGTACAGAGCAGAAATCTCGTGCGGAAGTAGAAGAAGAATTATTAGCAAAAGCAGCGGCAGCTAATGAAGAAAATGAAACTAACTTGGAACGAGTGGAGACAAGCACTGAGAGTGCCCCCACCCCGAAAGAGCAAGAAAGCATACAGCCGCAAGGCGAAACACAAACTCAATCCTCAGAGTTAAAAGAGGAAGACGTTCTTTCATATATTAAGAATAGGTACGATAAGGAGATAAGCTCTGTGGGTCAGTTGTTTGATGAGAAAGAATCAAATGAGAAACTACCCGAAGATGTTGCAGCTTACTTTGAGTACAAGAAAAAAACAGGACGTGGAATTGAAGACTATGTTAAATTAAACCAAGACTTCGATTCTATGGACGAAAACACTTTGCTAAAGAATTATCTTCTTTCTACAGAAGAGGGATTAGATTCTGATGATGTAGAGGTTTTGTTAGACGACTATAGTTATGATATAGATGTTGATGACGAAACAGATATAAAGAAAATAAAGTTAGCAAAGAAAAAAGCGATTGGAAAAGCCAAGAAGTATTTCAATGAGCAGAAAGAGATGTATAAACAGCCCCTTGAGTCAAGTACGGTTGAACTCTCTGAAAGTGAGAAGGAAGAGCGCGAGGCATATAACCAATATTTACAAGAAGCGAAGAGCTTTGAAGAAGAACAAAAACGGAGACGTGATTGGTTCGTGGAAAAGACAGATGAGGTATTCTCAGATTTCAAAGGTTTTGATTTCAAAATAGGAGAAGACCAAGTTTTGACTTACACACCCACAAATGTGGACGACCTAAAGAAAAGAAACTTAGATACAAGTAACTTTATGAAGAAGTTTGTTGATGAGAACGGTTTGATTAGTGACGCTACAGGATTTCATAAAGCTTTAGCTATAGCATCAAATCCCGAAAGGTATGCCAAGTTCTTTTACGAACAAGGTTTAGCTGCAGGAACTGAAGGTGTTACGAAGAAGATGAAAAACATTAATATGTCTGAACGTAAAGCACCCGAAGTTAGCACCAAGGGAGGAGTGCAGGTTAAGTCTTTAAATCCCGACAGTGGTCGTGGTCTGAAGATTAGAAAAATAAAAAGATTATAAACAACAAACAAAGTCCTCTGAGTAAAGTAAGAGGCAAAAAGAAAAAATGGCAGTTAGTGCAACTCCCGGTTTTGATTTGCAGCCATCGGCACAACAGGTCCCGACAGCTACAAACTACATAACCAATTTTGATTTCTTGAATCAGTATCTTCCGGATACTTACGAGAAAGAATTTGAACGATATGGAAATCGTACAATTAGTTCATTCCTACGATTAGTTGGAGCAGAGATGCCTTCCAACTCTGACTTAGTGAAATGGGCAGAACAAGGAAGACTTCACACAAAGTACACTAAAGTTGGTGTAGCTGCAGGTGGAGCAGGAGACAACAGTGCAACATTCCAAGTGAATGACACAGGTGTTCCTGCCTTTTCAGCAACAAATGCTATTGCTCTTCGCGTTGGACAAACAATTATGATTGTCGCTAACAACGGTGGTGGAAGCAACAAAGCGGTTGTTACAGGAGTTACTGTAGCAAACAATCGTTTTACAGCGGCTTTTTACGAAGGAGCAGGTCAAGTTATTGCAGGTACAGGTTTGGCAAACTCTGACTTTACTGTATTCATTTACGGTTCTGAATTCAAGAAAGGAACAGAAGGAATGGTTGGTTCTTTAGAAGCTGACGATATCTTCTTTGAAAACTCTCCAATTATCTTAAAAGATAAGTATGCAGTATCGGGTTCTGATATGGCACAGATTGGATGGGTTGAAGTAACAACTGAGAATGGTGCTACAGGATACCTTTGGTATTTGAAGTCTGAGCACGAAACTCGTTTACGTTTCGATGACTACTTGGAAACTTCAATGATTGAAGCGGTTCCTGCAGCGGCAGAAGCAGTTCCCGGTGCTCCCGGAAACAACGCATCTGTTGAAGGTTACAAAGGTTCTGAGGGTATTTTCTACTCTGTAAAGAATCGTGGTAACGTATGGTCCGGTGGTAACCCTGTTGCCCTCGCGGATTTTGATGCAGTTATCTCTCGTCTTGACAAGCAAGGAGCTATCGAGGAGAATGTTATCTTCCTTGACAGAGACTTTGGTTTCGATATCGACGATATGTTAGCAGCTCAGAACTCTTACGGAGCAGGTGGTACATCTTACGGATTGTTTGACAATGACGAGGAGATGGCACTTAACCTTGGATTCACAGGATTCCGAAGAGGATATGACTTCTACAAGTCTGATTGGAAATACTTAAACGACCCAACAATGCGCGGAGGTTTACCTACAGGTGCAGGTTCGGGAGCGGTAAACGGATTGATGGTTCCTGCAGGTTCCACATCTGTGTATGACCAAATCCTTGGTAAGAACGCTAAGCGTCCATTCCTACACGTTCGTTACCGAGCGTCAGAAACTGAAGACCGAAGATACAAGTCTTGGGTAACAGGTTCTGCAGGTGGTGCAGCAACATCTTCTTTAGATGCAATGGAAGTTCACTTCCTTTCTGAAAGATGTGTATGTACTATGGGTGCAAACAACTTCTTCATTTTCGAAGACTAAGAGTTGATACAATACGAAGGAGTGTCCTCAGCGACACTCCTTTTTTTTAATTTAATATAAATTCAATCAAATGAAAAAAAAACAGAAATACGTTGACAAAACGTACAGACTAACGAGGGATGCAGCACCTCTATCTTTTATGCTGCCTGTCAGAAACTCAAGAAGAAGTCCGCTTCTTTATTTTGATGAAGACAAAGGAATTAACAGAGCACTACGTTACGCAGTAAACCAAAAAACTCCCTTCGAGGATGAGCAAGATGGTAATGCTATTGTAGAGCCTGTAGTTTTTGAAGACGGATTTTTAAACGTCTCAAGAACAAACCAAGTTCTGCAGGAGTTCTTACACTACCACCCGCTTAATGGTAAACGATTTGAGGAGGTTAATGCTGAGAAAGATGCTGCAGAAGAAGTAGAGTGGTTAAATGCTGAGGTAGATGCTTTGGTAGAAGCACGTAAGCTTACAATAGACCAACTTGAAACGCTTGGACGAGTTGCTATTGGAGCCAACGCAGTGAATATGACAACCGCCGAACTCCGTAGAGATATGCTTATCTATGCTAAGCAAGACCCCGACAGTTTTTTAAAGATGGTGTCAGACCCTATGGTTAAGCTTCAGTCTAATGTTCAAAAGTTATTTGACGAAAGATTGTTAGCTTTTAGAAACAATCAGAAGGAAGTTTACTTTAACCTACCGGGTAACAAGAAAAGAATGATGAACATACCATTTGGTGAAGACCCTATGTATGTAGTAACTTCTTATATGCAATCTGACGAGGGAGTAGAGATACTTGAGTATCTTGAAAAGCAGTTGGAAGAATAATTTTATTTTGCTTGTACTATGAATAAGAGGGCTTTTACGAGTCCTCTTTTTTTTCTTATCTTTGTACTATTATTAACCCATTAATTTTTTTACAATGGAAAAATTTTTAAAAGTTACAAACGCACCTGTTACAGGTCAGCTTATTGCTATTAACGGAATCAAAGCGGTTGGTACGGCAAGTGCTACCGCAACTACGGTCACTATTAAGTATTTTGACGGAACTACAACTACAGTGACAACTGCAGCTCAAGTAGGTCACGATGTGTATAGTGAGATTTTGAACGCTATTGCTACAGCAGTCGCTACATCTTGGCAGAAGGCTTACTATGAAGTGGTTCTTCCTAAAGCAGTAACAAGTATTGTTAATGCTTAATAGAATTAACTCTAAACTATGAAACGGAGGGCTTTTAAGGAGCCCTCTTTTTTTTTGCTTATCTTTGTGTAAAGAAGATAACGAATGATAAACTCAGTAAGAAATACGGTTCTATCTATACTGAACAAGAACAACTACGGATACATCTCTCCATCAGACTTTAACCTATTTGCCAAGCAGGCGCAGATGGATATATTTGAGGATTACTTTTATCAGTATAACTATCAGCTATTAAAAGAGAATGCAAGACAATCGGGTACAGGATATGCCGACATAAAAAAAGGCTATGAAGAAGTGATTGAGATGTTCTCAGAAACTAAGTACCTTACTCACAGCACCAACAACACATTCTTTTTACCTGCTCAGATATACACAGGAGATGATTACTATTTGATAAACAAGGTATTGGGATATCAAACCACTGCAGCTACAGGAACTGTTACTACAGTTACAGCAGGACAGCTTGTCGATACAAATGTAAACTTTCAATCTTTAGGGGTGCAGGTAGGTGATATTGTTTTTAACTACAGACCTACAGCACCAACTTTTGCTACTGTTACTAACGTTGTCAATGCAACAACCTTAGATTTATCTTCGGGTATCTTTGATAATGTTTTAGACTTAGGTGCTTCATATGCAGTGTTTAAGCCTAAACAGAATGAGCTTGAGAAGGTTACGCTTAGTAAGATTACAATGCTAAACAATTCAATGCTAACCGCACCAAACAGATTGTTTCCTGCATACTCACAAGAAGGCGGTCTTTTAACCGCGTATCCATCTGATTTAACAGAGGGAATACTTTGTCAGTACATTCGATACCCTAAAGACCCCAAGTGGACGTATGTGCAATTAACAAATGGAGAGCCATCGTTTGATTCAAGTCAGTCAGACTATCAAGATTTTGAGCTTCCTAATGATGATGAGCCATCTTTGATTATGAAGATACTTCAGTACGCGGGAATGTCTATCAGAGAGATTCAAGCTGTACAGTTTGGACAGGCACAGGACCAAGAAGATTCACAAGAAGAAAGATAAACTATGGCATACATAACAGCATATCAATACTATGAAAACGGAGGTAACAATCCCGAAAATGCAAATTGGGGTTCCTATCAGTACGTAAGTCTGTACGACATTGTAAACAACTTTATGTTGATGTACAGCGGAAATCATAGTCTAATAAATAACGAGGAGAGATACAAGGTTCTGTTTCACGCTAAACGTGGTATACAAGAGTTGAACTACGATGCGTTCAAGGAGATAAAAATATTAGAGCTTGACGTTTGTGATAGCCTAAGATTTGTTCTTCCTCCCGACTTTGTTAATTGGGTGAGAATATCTATATATCAGAACGGAGTTCTAAGACCATTGACAGAAAATATTCAGACGAACTATAGCGATGCTTATTTGCAAGACAATAACTGTAGAATTTTATTTGATGAAGACGGTAACATTTTAAAACCGGAAAACTCTAACATAGACTTTGACAGGATTGTTGGTAGCAAGAGGTCCATATATCTAAATCAGAATAGTGTATATAATAACTATGAGGGTTGGAATATAGATGGTACTTGGTACTTTGACTATAGCATTGGTGCAAGGTTTGGATTAAATACAGAGACAGCAAACATAAACCCTACATTTAAGATAGACAAGAAAGGTGGTGTTATAAACTTCAGTTCTGATATGGCGAACCAACAGTGCATACTTGAATATGTTTCCGACGGTATGGAGAATGGAGATGATTCTTTGGTGAGCGTTAACAAGCTCTTTGAAGATTATATTTACGCCTACATTGAATACAGTCTTGCAAGTTCTAAGATGGGTATGCAGGAGTATATTATTGCAAGATTAAGAAAGAAGTCTACAGCTTTGTTAAGAAATGCTAAAATTAGAATGAGTAACATTCACCCCGGAAGATTGTTGATGAATCTTCGAGGTAGAGATAAGTGGATAAAATAATATGGCAAATTTAAAGAGACATTTTATAGCAGGCAGAATGAACAAGTCTGTGGACGAAAGACTTGTGCCTAACGGTGAGTACATTGATGCAATGAATGTTAGACTTGGTTCTACTGAAGCTTCAGAGATAGGCTCAGTTGAGAACTCAAAGGGTAATACTCAAATTAGTTCACTTCAATACAACAACACAGCGTTAAGTCCATCGGCAAAATGTATAGGGGCTTACGAAGACGGAGCGAGAGAAACTATATATTGGTTTGTTCACGACCCTGCATTTACAGGTGCAGGTGCAGGAGCTACAGGTAAGCTTGATATGATTGTTTCTATGAACGTAAACACAGAAACAATTACATATCACGTAATTAGTGTTAAGAATGGCTCAACCACAAACACTACTTTGAACTTTAATCCTGCGTATTTAATAAACGGTGTCAATATGGCGGGACAGGACTTGCTTATTTTTACCGACAATATAAATCCTCCAAGGATAATTAATGTTAGAAAAAATTATCAAGACCCTACAGGGGCTCCTTTGGTAGACCAATTCACTGAAGAAGAAATACTTGTAATAAAAAAACCACCTGTTACAGCACCAATAATAAAGACTAATACCATACCGGGGAACGATGACTTCATAGAAGAAAGGTTTCTTTGCTTTGCTTACAGGTACAGGTATGCAGATAATCAATACTCTGCTATATCTCAGTTTAGCAAACCTGCATTTGAGCCGGACTTTTTTAATGTAACTATAGCTACATTTTTAAATGAAGGAATGCAGAATGCGGACAACAATGTAATCATAACTATGGATACAGGAGGTCCATTAGTAGTTGGGTTTGATTTGCTATACAAAGAATCTACAAACTCTGTTGTTCGAGTCGTGCAAAAATTTGACAAGAACACAGATGGTATTTCTGACAATACTAATTTTATTTATCAATTAAGTGGATATAAAGTTTTTACTGTACTTCCGGATTCTGAAATTTTAAGAACTTATGACAACGTACCTTTATTAGCCAATACTCAAACGTTAATGGGCAATCGTCTTGTTTATGGTAACTATGTAGAAGGTTATGACTTAAAGGACAAAAACGGAAACAATATTAATCTAAATTTTAACACCTCTTTAATAACTGAAGAGGTATCTACGTTAGATATTCCTACAACACTTGGTAATCCGGGTTATTCTGCAGACCCTGCCAATTCACCGTATCTCGTTCTCAATGCTTTAATGCAGATGAACTTTAATGGCATTGAGCTTACAAGGGGTTCTACAATATCTATAGATTTTACCTTAGACCACGCAGACTTTACAAGCAACACTGTTCCCGCTTTAGTTGAGGAACAACAGCCTATTGAGATTACTTGGGAGTATACTCTTATTCAAGATTATCTTACTGATGGAACTTCTACAGGAGCATACAAACTTGCTACGTCGGCGGATTTTTTAAATTCCCTTGGTACATCACCCCCAACAGGAACAATGCTACCCGTGTACGATGCAACTAATCCTACATCTTGTAATGGGTTTACTCTTACGGATGTTATAAACTGTGCTATTCAGAATACCTTAGATGCGGGTACACCTCAAGCAAGAACAAAATATGAATCGGGGTATGATGATATTCCTGCAAATGGTAACCAAGGTATAGCGTATGTATTAGCATTAGTTCCACCTGCGGTTACATCGGATGTGATAAACATACAGCTTCCTGCAATGCGAAGGGTAGATGATGTTGTTACTCCAACAGCAAGCACCTATGAATACTTTCAAATAGTTAATCCACTAAATAGATTTAGTTCTGTTAAAAGCCCATTGAGCTTACACAGTAACAGAAACTACGAGGTAGGTATAATATATATGGATGAGTATAACAGAGCTACAACAGCCTTGGTGAGTACCAACAACTCAGTGCAGGTTCCTTGTTCTAATTCAATATTTAGAAACTTTATTCAGCTTAATATACCCCCTTCTCAAATTGCTCCTTCTTTTGCAACAAGGTACAAGTTATGTATTAAGCCGGACAAAAAAGGATACGATACTATTTATTCTAATTTTTATGTTCAAGACACAAGCACAGGAGATACCTATATTTTATTGGAAGGTCAGAACACACGGAAGGTAGAAGAGGGTGATACTTTAAATGTAAAGAGAGATTCTGTTGGTCCGATTACTTCGTGCACCGAAGTAGTAGTATTAGAGAAAAAACCACAACAACAAAACTTTTTAGACCCTGCTCCAACTGATGATGCAGGTGACCCAATTCCTTTGCCTTCGGGTACATATATCAAGTTAGCTACAAATAGCATTAGCTTAGACCTACCCGACAATGCGTTAGTTAATCCCGGACAAGAAACCGTATTTAACAATTTCAATAATAAGGACCAACCGCTTATGGCTTATGGGGAGCTTGGTGATTTTACAATTCCGGAAAGAGCAAGAATAGTTTTAAAGTTTAAGTTTGAAAGACTTGGTACAGGAGATGGAAATAATAACTGTGAAAGAAGAATATATGAGTACGAGCGTACTTTCTTTGCGGATGCTGATTATGACGATATAGTTTTGTGGTTTGAAGGGCAAGGAATACAGGGTACTTTAGCAGATGGTGAAACAACCACAGGAAATGGCAGCTCTATTACTAATACTTATCTTGCACCCACATCCACAACAGCTAACGATTATCAGATGCCAACTGATTCTTTTACAAACTATTACAGGTGGTATAAAAACGGAACTGACATCAGATTTATTATGACGGGTCCACCGAGATGCGGCAATGGTAACAGCGAAAAGAAAAGGTCATCCATTACTTGTGAGTGGCAGATATTCCGTTCAGAAAATCTTCTCGTGTTTGAAACACAACCGGAAGATGCAACTCCCGACCTTTGGTATGAAGGGTCAGAATCTTATGCGATAGACCAAGCTACAGGTTTTCATAGTGGCTCTCCTGCTATAGTAGGAGGTCAAGACCAAACCGCAGTAGACGATGCTATTGTTAAAACTACTTTTGGAAACTGCTACTCTTTTGGGAATGGTGTTGAAAGCTTCAAGATTTTAGATTCTATAGTTGGTAAGCCTATGGAGCTTGGAGAAAGATTCTTTTCTACATCCGCTGAAGATTATTCAAGAGTTCACAGGTTTGCAGACTTAACGTACAGCGGTGTATTTAACGATGAGACGAACGTTAACAAGCTGAATGAATTCAACCTTGGTCTTTTAAACTTCAAGACCTTAGAGGACTCCTTTGGACCTGTATACTTGATTGACGGAAGAGAAACAGATATACTAACACTACAGGAAGACAAGATATCTTATGTGCTTGCAGGAAAAAATCTGCTTAGCGACTCTACAGGAGGAGGTTCTATCGCGTCTGTGCCCGAAGTATTAGGAACACAGATAGCGAGAGTAGAGAAGTATGGCATAAGTCAAAACCCGGAGAGTTATGTAAAGTGGGGGTTCTATAAATTCTTTACCGATGCAAAAAGAGGTGCACTAATACAGCTTAAAGGTTCGGGACAGGCGGAACAGCTAACTGTTATTTCAGAATTGGGGATGCGTTCTTGGTTTAGAGATTTATTTATTGGAAGTTCAGACACGCAGAAGCTCGGTGCTTTTGACCCGTATATGAATGAGTACGTATTGTCATCCAATGAAATTAAAATTCCACAGGAAGAACCGGCACAAAACTGCGGAGTTAAACGCACTATTACTGTTACACAAGCCGACCCGCTTAGCTTCACAGTGAACCTTGGAGAAACCACAGGGGTGTGTACGATATCTTACGATATAATATCTATAGCCTCAGATGCAGGCGCAACAGGAGGCATAACCATAGCTGAAGACTACCAAGGAACCTCAACATTTATTAATACTCTTGGTGCAGGAACGATTACTTTCGACAAGAATAGTGTTGGAGATGATGATGTTGTTGTTACACTGACACCTTCATCCGGAGCGGGTAAGCAGACTGTTGTTCTTGAAATAACTGTAGGTTGCCCTGCGGCACAGCAAATAACACTTACGACTTTTTGTGTTAGCGATGCTGCTGATGCAGGCAAGTTTATTCATAATCAATATCAATGGACAGACGGTTCGTTTATCTCAGCACTTCAGAGTGAGCGAGTTCAGTTTTCACCGGGTAAACCCGCTATATCTGCACCTATTGTATCTTCCACAACAGTGGTTACAGCTCTTCAAGGAGGCGGTATAATACCTAACAACGGTGATGTTTTATCTGTGATAAGCAATGCTATACCACCATCAGATGATTACAAGTTTCAACCAAGTAATAGAATGTTGTTCTGTAGAAGCACAACGCTTTACCCTCCTACATTCTTAGGGTACAACTCTTTACTAACAGACCCCGGATTGCAGGTGCTTCCGCAGACAGGTGCAATACCTACAATCACAGGAACATACACGATTCCTGCAGGCGGAACAGAGGAGTATATGTATATTGTATTTGATTACTTTAGCTAAAAGATATGGCAGGAACAACAGGAAACTACACATTAACGTACAGCGAATCTTCAAAAGGATTCCCGTCTTTCTATTCGTATTATCCCGATATGATGATAGGTATGAACAACTATCTATACTCGTTCAAAGGAGGAAACCTTTACAGGCACAACACCAATGAAGAAAGAAACACTTACTATGGTACGTTTACTTCTTCTAAGATGACGAGTGTCTTCAACGACACTCCGTTGGAGAATAAAATATTTAAGACTATACACCTTGAGTCTGACTCAGCTTGGACAGGAACGTTTACATCAGACCAACAGACGGGAGGAAATATAGATGCAGATTGGTTCGTTAAGAAAGAGGGGAATTGGTTTGCTTTTATTAGAGACACAGGATTTACTCCTGCATCTACAGCAGAATATCCATTACGTTCTTTAAATGGTATCAGCTCTTCTCAGACGGTGAATTCTGTAGTTCCCGCAGCGGTAGAGATAAACTTTAATATCAACACATCTATAGGAAGCATATTGAGCATTGGAGACACGTTGTATTTTATTCCTTCGCCCGTTGTTTCGGGGTCAACACCCACTTTATGCGGAGCTGTTACGGAAATAAATATTGACCTTCCTGCAGGACTTAATCAGATTGTGGTTGATACATCAGCAGGTGCTATACCTCCGGGGCAGACAGATTACTTTTTATTCATAAAGAACCAAGTTGCCGAATCACACGGTGTATTAGGTCACTATTGCGAGTTTACTTTAACCAATGATGACACAACAGCTACAGAGTTATTTACCGTAGAGTCTGAGGTAATGAAAAGTTTCCCTTAAAATTCCTATCTTTGTAGGAGTATGGAGATATCAGAAGTTTCTACAACAGAAGAGTACCGACCCGAACAGATTCTTGAGTATGTTCAAGAGAGTAGAGGTCTTATATGGGATAGAATAGAAGACTTTCAAAATCAATTAAAAAAAATTGAAGGTTTCTTAGAGCATAAAGCAGGTACACCTCAGTCAAAAGAAATGGCAGAAATGTATCCACTAAAGCAGCACATTGAGGGTGGTCTTTACACAAGAGAATTGTTTATGCCCAAGGGCTCTCTTGTTGTTAGTATGATTCATAAGCAACAGCATCCGTCTTTTTTATTGAAGGGTAAAGTTTCTTATCTGACTGACAGTGGAGAACTTAAAACAATAGTCGGACCCCATACTATTTTTACGCAGACAGGAACTCAAAGGGTTCTTTATATTCACGAAGACACGGAGTGGTGTTGTGTATATAAAACGGATGCAAAAACTTTTGAAGAAGCAGAGGCAGATGTTTATACAAATAACTATAAGGAGTTGCCTCAAGAAACTATAAACAAAATTAAAGGATTATGTCGGGAATAGCGATAGCAGGATTAGCGTTAACAGTGGGAACAACCACCGCTTCATTTATACAAGCAGGCAAGCAAAAGAAATTAGCTGAGGATGCGGCAACCAAAGCAGATGATGCTATGAAAGACGCTCGTTCGGCTTTAGACGTGAACTACTTTGAGGACCTTGCTGTAAACAAAGAAGCTTATGAGTTAGAGCGTGATGCCACGCTCCAAGCAGAAGCGGGAGCACTACAGGCTCTACAGGAATCCGGTCAGCGAGGGGTTGCAGGTGGGGTTGGAAGACTTGCATTAGCAGGACAAAAACAGCAGGCGGCTACACGAACAGCTATGGCAAAAGAGCTTGGAGACCTTGAGAAGCTCACAGCTCAAGAGGACTCACGACTACGTGACCTCGGTGTTCAGTTAGACTTAGAGGAGGTTGCAGGTGCACAGCAGGCTGCAGCACAAGCTCAAGAGATGCGTGCCGCTAAAATATCTGAGGGTATACAGGGAATTGGAAGTGCGGCTCAACAGGGATTGAGTATGGTCCCATTGTACCAACAAAATATGGGTAATCAACGAACAGCTTTGGCAGCCACAGATTTAGCTAAGGCAGGTACGGCGAATGATGCTATCACAGGTGGAGGGAAATATAATCCATTTAAAGGAATGAGCACATATGAGGCACAACAAAATATCAACTCTAATAGAGATTTAAGAAGATTTAACAGGGCACTATCCCCTATGCAGATGTTTGATATTTACGGTACTACAGATTTCACCACAAATCTTGAAACCGCAAGACAATCTTCACAAAGTCAAAACCCATTTAGATAATAAACTATGGCTACTTATTACAAATACGCAGAGAGGAGCGCAGACTCAACAATAAATTGGGCACAGGTCGGACAGGGAATGACCGATATGCTTCAAGAAGAAGCACGTATCCGAGAGGAAAAGAAAGCGGCTATCGACGAAGCATCAAGAGAGTACGGAAAAACATTACAAGACTTACCTTCGGGTGATTTTCAAACTGCAAATGAGTTTGCAATTAAGTTTGGTGGTAAGGCACAGGAGCAGTTATTAATTCAAGATAGATTGTTGAAGGCGGGTATGTTAAAACCAAATGACTATGCGGTCCTAAGACAGAACCTTAACGACGGAACAACTCAGATGTTTGACTTAGCAAAAGAGTATGAGGCTGAGTATCAAGATAAGTTGGCAAGGATAGATAATGTAGACCCTGCTAATAGAAGTCAGCAATTAGAATCTTTTTTAATGGGTCAGATAGAGGGACTCAGCAACCTTTCAAACGTAGATGCTGTTATTAATCCAATCACAGGGGTAGTTAGCTTAGGCAAGTATGTTACCAAGAACATTGATGGAAAAGAGGTTAGGGTTCTTAGTGATAG